CGTTCACAGGTGGCATCACGGCGGCGGCTGCGGCCCTGCCCCGCTTCAAGGATGCGGCGGTCTACGTGGACTACATCTACCTCGACACGGATGAGCGTCGCCGCTTCGCCCAGCAGTCGCACGAGTACCTGATTGACCAGCTTCAGTATGGTCTTCAGCAGTCGGTGACTTCGCAGACGGTCCGCCTCGACCTGACGCTGAACCACCCGGTCAAGGAGCTGGTGTGGGTCTACCAGGATGCCCGCAAGCTCGACTGCTCGCAGCTTTCGGCTCTGGGGTCCCCCAACACGCAGCCGTTCACGTACGACGACATTGCCAACCGCTGCCGCCTCCAGCTCAACGGCCAGGACCGCTTCGACGAGCGGTATGGTGACTACTTCTGGAAGGTCCAGCCGTACCAGCACCACAGCGGCGGTGCATTCGAGCCGCACGCGTACACGCAGCTGCCGCTTACGGGCTCGACTCAGGGTAGCACGGCGATTGCGTTTACAGCGGATACAAACGTCACTGGCGGTACACAGAAGAACCTCGCGAACTTCACTCTGTCAACGTCTGTGCCTGCGGCTACCCTCGCATCGTGGGCTGGCCTGGTCTTCACGATTGTCAATGGAACAAAGGCGGACGGATCTGCGGTGGTTGTTACCCCGGGAACGACGCTCACGTTCCCGACCACGGCGGGCACCTTACCGTCTACGGGTGCACTCGGTGCGAACGCTCTTGCGGCGGCAACGGGAGCCACGTTCTATGCCAGCTACGACCCGAACGCCCTGGTCAATGACAGTTTCAACGCCGGTGCGTATGGACAGGCTGGTTACCAGACGACGAACCCGGATGCGATCCCGCTCACTGGTCTGTCAACGGCGTACACGCAGTCGGTGAACCCGATCAACGTGTACTCGTTCGCTCTGGCCCCCGAGGAGCACCAGCCGTCTGGCTCGTGTAACTTCTCGCGTATCGACACGACCACACTGGTGTTTGATTCGATTGTCGGTATGGATGGCAAGGCCCTGGTGGCTGGCTCGTTCCCGAGCAAGAACTACCCGTACCTGTTCCGCATGTACGCCGTGAACTACAACATCTTCCGCGTCATGAGTGGCATGGGTGGCCTGGCGTACTCCAACTAAAGTCGCTCAACTCTTCCGGAGATACGGAATTGCCAGAAGAACAAGAAGCACAATCAGAACACCAATGTCAAACACACCGACGATCTTCTTGTACTTGATGGGCAACTCGTGTGTTCCGGGTGGGACTCCGCCATAAGGTTTGGCCCACCCAATCAGCCCACCGAGAAGTGTAGGCCCTAGCTTGTCATTGCAGTCGTAAATGTAGTCATACCACGCCATCAACACATAGGCTGTCATTGCGAGGACAAACGCAAGCACAACCTCGTGTTCCCACGCCTTCGGATGCGGCATCCAAAAGATAAACAGAATGAACACTGCGAAGGCGATACACTTCTCGTTCAAGTAGAGCGGTGTTCCGAAGAGCCCGCCACCCATTTTGCTTTCAGGTCAGTTTTTGTTATGCGTGTATTCGGCAGACACTGTCCGATTCCAAGGGTCTGTTGCATCATAATCGGAGCTGGGTCGCCAGGTATCGGACACTTGACGTGGTCGTACCCAAGAATGTGACCCATCTCATGCGAAACAACATACTGACGGTACCCATCGAGCGACTGCTTGCTTTGGGGTGACCCATGAAGCCATCTCTTCGCATTGAGGTACATGCGTTTCCCACCCAATTCGGCACATGAGAGATTGCTCGGTAGCCCACATACCTTGACAACATTCGCAGGCGACACTAAGCGAATCTCGACGTCCGGGTTGGCGGTTACGTGGACGAACCGATACCCATGAGCCTCCCATCCATCCGGGTCAGCCAAGTAAATTTGAAGCAAATTGGAAAACTCCTCTTGCGGATACCGGACATCCGGATCCACATGAGCCGTATACCGCACAACCCTGGTCATGCTCTTGCTTCTAGGAAACGAAAAGTATAGAGATACGGATAGACAGAGCAAATGCCGAAGTGCTCTCATTGTAAAAAGCGTACTCACCTGCTCTTCGCATGTCAGTGTCCTGCGTCCTTCTGCGTCAAGTGCCGCACCCCAGAGGTTCACGAGTGCAAGGACTATGTTTCTGCAAAAGTTGTCTTGGTGAAGGTTGTTGCCGAGAAGGTTACACCAGTCTGAGGTGCTTGATGAAGGTGTTCGCAATGTTCCGTGCCTGCGTCTGCGTCATGTGCTTCCAGTCCATAACGGACATCACGATGCCACCATCACGCAGAATCACCTCGAGGACCACCTCCTTGCCATTGACGCTGGTCTCCTCAAAGGTCACGAGCCATCGGTCCTCGTTCTCTGGCGTCTTATCGCCCACACGGCAGTTCCCCACGAGGTCGGAGAAGTCATAGAGCGTATCGGAGATGGCGTTATCGAAGTTCATTTTGGCTGCCTTCCGTTAGGGTTGGCGGCCTCGGATTCGTTTTTAAAACGGATTCCGCCACTCGCTCAGAAGGGAGAGCGCCAAGATGAACGCCACTCTTCCTGTTCAAATCGTGAATCACGTTCTCTACAGCATCATGCCGTATGACTTGGTACCGTATGCGGTCTCCGCATTCTACGCATCGTACCACGAGCTTCCAGATGGGCGGGATACTCAGGCTATCACCCTGACTCATCTATTCGACACACTCGACCTCTTTACGCGGGGACATTTCCAGAGAGTGTCCATCTTCGACCGCCTGGCGGGTTGTCTCGCGGGAATGAGGGTCGCAGACTTCGAGGTCCTTGACCATCACTCTCAGGTCGTCCTGGCCAGAGTGTAGGTCAGCGGATAAATTAGGTCGGAAAACGAATTTTTTAGGTCTAAGCCCAAACCCAGAGTGGGGTCAGCACACACTGACTCTACAAGCCTCCAAGCCTTCTCTTCTCTCCAACTTCAACAATGGCTGCTCACCTCTGCAACTTCATCAAGCGGGGCGACCTTCGCCCCTGCGAGGTTCTCGTCAACCCCGCACCCGACGGCACGCATACATACTGTGGCATCCACGCCCCCATCATCCTCCGGCTCGGACGCCCTCCTGCTGGATGGTGCGAGCACATCATCTCTGGCCAGCCCGAGCACTGGTGCCAGCGGCTCGTGATTGCCGGTGACCGCCTGTGCACCGCACACGCGGCACGCCGCGAACGCGAGAATCGGCTGCGAATGGCCCGGAACGAGGTCGAGGACCTGGCACGCCGGGCACGTGCCGCCCTGGCTGCGGAGATGCACGCGGGACTCCGCATCGCCCCGCCTCCTCCCCCACGTGCGGCCGTCCTCTTCAACGCAGAGATGCGGGTAGCGGAAGCACGTGCGGCAGCGGTAGAAGCCGGCCAGGCCGCTCGCATCCGGGCACCCGCGGGGGAGATGCAGCGGCTCGCGAACGACCGGCAGAACGTTCACACCGGCCCCGTTGTCAGACAGACCAGTGCGGGCGAGGAGAAGCTGTTGGCTGTCCGGACCGACGGCAAACCAGTGGGTCTCCGCATCCTGCGGAACTTTGTGAACCGAGGAGGGTCCATGCAGAGCTTCCTCCGGGTCGCGAACGACATCGAACGCTGGTATTCGGCAATGACCTGCCGCACCTCAGGTGACCGCCTGTACGGCCGTCTCCTCGAGGGTCTGTGGACTCTGATTGAGCAACAGCCAGAGGCACAGCGTGCAGAGCTGAAGACCCGCCTCTGGCAGGAGGCAACCGAATCCGTTGGGATGTGTTGCGAGGGACACATCTCCCGCCTGGTGAATGTGATGGCCGGGTTCGACGAGGCGTTCCGACCCCAGGTATCCGCCGGAGAGGCCATCCAGTCCAAGATGGCTGAGCTTGCGGGCAAGACGGACCTTTCTCCGGGACAGCGGGTTGCAGCGGCCCGCGTGTTCCTAACGGAGCTGGCCCTCACGCCGGAGGAGCAGGCCCCGTGGCTGGAGGCTCTCGAGTGAGTCGCACAACCAAAACCAAAAAACTTTTTACACGACTCTGTCGTTCATCGGTTCTGTCTCTGCAAAACGGATTTCGCATTGAAGAGAGACTGAGAACTCAACGCAAAAATGGCACTCTCTACTTCTGACCTCGACGAGCTGTACACGGCCTACACTAAGGACAACTTCGCCCGGTTTGAGCGTGCCTGCGTTGGCATGTTCGTAGACTACTGGGTTTCCAAGATTCCGCACGATATCAAGGACCGGCTTCTCGACGCCATTCGCTACTCCCGGACGCGGCGTGACATGTGGGTTCGGTTCCCCAAGGTCATCAGTCCAGACCACAAGATTGTGATCGACGGTCGCACCATGCACTCGCATCACATCATTCACAAGACGGACGCACTCGCCCAGATTGCGGCGGCGATTGGTGACCACATCCACGTGCGACCGGTTGTAGGTGAGGACGGGAATACCATCCTTCGCATCGAGTACTGGCCGCCTCGCGTCCACACTGTGCCCAATCCAGAGGACCAGTGGACAGACATGCCCCCGATGGATGGCTACCCACACAATCCAGATTTCTGAAAACGAATTCATCGCCAACACAGAAAGTCCAATAGCCGGTCATCCAAAGTGGCCATCAAGACAACGCTTCCAAGCAACCAAGCAACAATGCTCTCCTTCATCCCGCACTCCGTCTCCCGCAAGCGTGCCGGTTTCGTTCGCAACCCCGCTGCGGGTTGGTCGATCAATATCCCGCAGTGGATTCCGGCCCCCAAGAAGCCCGCCGTTGACATGGCGGCTGTTGACCGCGTGGTTGACATTCTGGCTCGCTTTGTGGCCAAGTGGGTCGCACAGAGCCGTGCGGCCCGCAGTGCCGCCCGCGTCCGCGAGGCCGGCGAACGTTGGACTCGCCTCGCCATGACGCCTAGCTGGGCGAGCATGATGGAGCACGAGGACCGCCGGCAGGCCATCGCGGCCCGCCGCGAGTTCGCCCGCTGCGTCGAGATGCCGGAGGCACAGTGGAAGGCACAGTGCCGTGCCGCCATCGCCGAGGCATCCGATGTGGGCCCGCTCATGCTGGCGTGGGTGCCCATCTGGGCCGCCCGCGACGCCAATGTTGCCCGCAACCTCGTCCAACAGACGCAGGTCTGGAATGAGGTGGCACTGCACAACCGCCAGCTGCCCGCACAGCGGCGTGTGGCCCGTGTGGTCCGCAACCACTTCGCAATCGACTCCGATTCCGAGTAAACACAACCCCACAAAAAGTTCAACAAACCACAACCACAAATGAGGCGGAGGACAATTCGAGGGGCAACGATGGCGAGTAAGGCTAATCTCCCCCCAAGAACCCCGAGCTGAAGCGCGCGTTTCCGTCCGCCACGCACTAACCTTCCCACTCCCGCAGGTATCTTTTCATTTGGTATCATGGTGAAATCCACGCTCGTAGAACTCACTTTTCGTGATTTCTGAAAACGAATTCATGGCAATCACGGAAAACCAATAGCCGGCCCTCCAACACATCAAGCATCTACCATCCAGAATGTCTTCCTCCAACCTCAACACGCTCCTGAAGCAGCAGATCAAGAACGCCATCGCCGCCATCTACGACGAGCAGGGCACGCACGCCGCCAACAGGTACTCCAACCCGGAGGAACTGTCGAAGGCCCTGCTCGACATCCTGTTCCCCGCCGAGGCCGAACACAACACGGAGGTCACCGGCGTCGTCCGCGTGCCCACCGTCCACGACGAGGCCAAGCCCGCCTCCGACTCCGAGTCCACCGACTCGAAGAAGGAGCGCAAGAAGCGGGCGCCCATGTCCGACGAGGCCAAGGCCGCGATGAAGGCCAAGCGCGAGGCCACGATTGCCGCCAAGGCCGCCGCCCCCGCCGAGGCACCCGCCTCCGACGGCGAGGACAAGGACAAGAAGGCACGCAAGCCGCGCGGCCCGATGTCCGACGAGGCCAAGGCCGCGATGAAGGCCAAGCGCGAGGCCACGATTGCCGCGAAGAAGGCGGCCGTCTAAACAAACCACAACCACAAATGAGGCGAAGGATACACCGAAGGGCAACGATGGCGAGTAAGGCTAATTTCCCCCAGAGGTCCCCGAGCTGAAGCGCGCGTTTCCGCACCGCCACGCACTAACCCTTTTCCATTGCGAGAGCCTCGAATGCGAAACTCCAAACTCTCTCTGAAGAATTATCCAACGCTCCGTTCTTGTAAAAAAGTTTGCGGAAACGAGTCCAACTTTCATCCATTTTTCGTAGGTGGCCAATCTGGATTCCGTGGGTCGGGTCCGAAGTCACTACGCAGTCTCCGCGGGCGGGGGTCGCTTCGCTCCATGCGACTCTAGACAGTTCTGGATGATACGCTGGATATGCTGCTGATGCGTCTGCACACTCTTGCGATGTTCGACAAGACGTTTGGCGATATCCTTTTCCATCTTCTCCGCATCTGCCTCTGTAGACTTCGCAAGGTCAAGTATCTCACGCAGCGGCAACAAGTACGCATCAAGGTCAAACGAATCGCTTGGACACGACTGGTGCAAGCGAAGAACCTCCAAACACACAAACACCCACTCTTTGTTCGCAGTCGCATTCGATAAGAACACCATTACATGATTGCGGCCAGCCACAGACCGGACCTCGACATCCACGCCATCCCGTTTTGATGCGATGCCACTGCTCATCGAAACGAGAAGTCCAAGTTGAATCCCCATTGTCTGCATGTCCGACCACAGCTTCTCCTGCTCGTTCTTCGGCACCTTCTTAGTGTAGTTCTTCGCATCCGACAGAACCCGTACACCCGTGTCGTAATGCGTATGAATGAAATCTCCCGAGTGGCCGGTTGATGCGACCTTCTCGCAATCCCACGTCTTGATGTCCTTCACCCATGTCTCAAACATCTGCTCGCCTACCTTTCCCTTTGCGGAGGACGCCTTGGTCAGAACCGCAGAGGCAACGGGTGCGATAATGTCACGCATCTCGCGGATGGTGCGGTCAACTCCTTCACTCACCGAATCCGCAAGTGCCTCTTCCAGCCGCTCCTCATCCACCGGCTTGGATCCACGCTCCAGTTGAGCGAGTCCTTGGGTGACGAGGGCAATCACAAACTCCGTTCCGTTCCTCATTTCGCCAACCTCGGGGCAGTGTGCAAGAAACTCATTCACGTCAAACATACTGCGAACGTGCTTCGTGAATGCACATTCGTTTTAGGGGGTGGGTCAAAACACAACGTGGC